CCATGTAGGCATATCTAGTCCTTCTATCATGCTGCGTTCAAGTCCACAATCTCACAAGCATCTGCTGTACATGCCAACTCACGTCCTCCTGTTGTTGTGTCTTCTTTTTCATAATCTTGTAGCCATGTCCAATCAATAGACTTTGGCATCTTTGATACCATAGCATCATACTCGTCCTCTGTACAGTCTTGATATGGTGCTTGCTTATATGTGTGGTCACTAAACGGCAGGAAGCTGATGCCTGACACCTCATCAAAATGTTCATACACCCAGCCACCTACTGCCATCCATTCATTCTCTTTTACAGAGATTGTTACTGACGGTTTATGTTCGCACCAGTAACGCTGATAGGTAAGCCACAACTCAAGCTGTTCAATAGCCGACAGGATTGTGCGTGTAACAGCCCCACGTGGTGATGCCATAGGAAAGCTAAACACTGTTGTAGAGTCTGGCTTCATAACATCTGGCTCTGCTGGCACTCCTGCACTTATCATAAACTGCGTAAGCGGGTCTTTATTATCACCACGTACAGTGCGAATGTAGTGTGGGTTATGCCTAGCATGGATGCCACTAGCACTGTCCACAAGCTGCGACACTGTGCCACTAGGCTTGACGCATGTAATAGCTGTTGACTGTGGAATGCCTAGTTGTTCAGCCATAGCAGCGTTAGTCTCTACTGCCGTGTCACGCAATGATTCCAGTGTTTGCCCAATGTTCTTGCCAAGATGGGCTGACGTACCACTAAGCAAGTCATTGTCCATTATACCTGTCAACGACACGCCAAGCAAACGCTCCTCTTCTGTGTTGTTTCTCCATACCTTACGCAAGTATTTAAAGTCCGTCAGTGTGGATTGAAATGTACCCAAGATTGTAGCAAGGCGCACCTTTTCACGTAGTGTTTGTTGTGTATCACTAGCACGTGCAACTACCTCCGACAGATTACAGAACTGATATGGACGCAATATAATTTCACTGCAGGGATTGCAACCAAAGTCATATTCCAAAGATAGTCCAGTAGACGGGTCTTTTAAACCTGTTCGTACTTTGCGTCTGCCATTCTTAGCTGCTTGCTTTCTGGCAGAATCACGATTGAATATACCACGCTCACCTGACTTGGATTCGTATAGTGCTACCCACTCACGCATAAATGTACCCATCTCTGGCTTGCCTTTGTAGGCTACAGAGTTATTAGCCAACGAGCGTTGTGGTTCTGTATCCCACCACTGTCCTGACTTAGCATGTGCCATCTGGTCATCACCAAGATTAGACAGGCTGATAAGAGCAGAACGGCGTACACCGCCAACAACTACAACCTCACCAATCTTGCACATGATGTCATGGCACTCAACAGGCCACAGCCTACGACCTGTAGCTGCTTTAAACTTAGCTATGACAAACTCAAACAGTTCTTCTAGTGGTGCTGGGCCACTAGCACGACCACCAAATGTCTTGAGCCTTGCACCTGCAGGGCGCACCTCTGATACATCCCACTTAGGAATCTGTCCAGCGTATAACAAAGAGATAAGTTCACGCAGAGACTTTGACCAACCGGGGCGGCTATCACCTACCTTGATTACTGTATCTGTGTGGTGCATTACCTCATTAACTATGGGCAGCTTGTCCACGTTTTTACGCTCTACAGAGAAGCCTACACCTGTGCCACACATAAGTATATACATAGTCTCGTCAAAGGCTCTAGGGCTGTCTATGGGCACGTAGGAACAGTTGTATGCACCCACGTGGCAGCGATCCAAAGCAGGGCCAGCAGTCATCAATGCCCTCATGCTAGGCATGATGTCTTGGTTTAGTACAGCCTCTTCTAATTCTGCACGTAAGTCTTGAGGCATAGCATAGTTCTTTGCTGATGAGCCTTGTCTGCCCATCTTTGATAGATGATCTTCCATATAGTCAAAGTATCGTTCTACTGTTTCGGCCCATGTCTCACGCCGTTGCTCATTTTCTTTCCATCGTGCATACCGTGATAGCGCAATGAAGTTTTGGTAGTCTGTTGGTAGGTAATTATTCATCTGTCACTCCGTTATTGTTCTCATATTTCTAATGTCAGCACCGTTAACATCATATAAGTATTCACGTATGCCATCCTCTATTTCTTCTCCTACCTGACCATCTGCAGGTATGGGATATTCTTCTTCGTCTATGTCTAGAGTAATAAATACTTTAACTCTCATCACTAGCCACCGTATCTTCAATCAGTGTATTAAGATACCACTGTGCTTTTTGCAAGTCTTCTAGTGGCTTACCCTTGTAGTCAAATCTCCACAAATATTTCATAATGTTGCCCTGAAGATAATATTTAAAGTTAGGACCAAGTGCTGCTTGGATTGCAGCAATGCATTCAATACCTGACTGATTGTAATGAGTAGGACTGTTGACCATATCTACATTACCATAGGCTTCTTTACCTGCCCGTTCTAATACATCAGATTGTTCCATAGCTTGCTTCATAGCTTGCTTCATATATTCCTCATGTCTCATGCATTACCTCCTGTCTTTGTGTTGAACGCTAGATGAACTACATTACCATCATAAGTTTTTTCTACACCCATCTCTTCCTCTAGTTCTACATCAATATCCATTTCATTGTCAACAACTTTCATTACATACTCATGTATTAAATTTCTAATGGATTCTTCTTGTTCCATGATAGGCACACTAGAACACATCATCTTAACAAAGTGCATAAGGTTATCGTAGTCACTATCGTTAAGTGGGTTTTCAGGAAATGCCAGTATAGATATATCTATCTCACCATTCCATTCACCATTATCATCTGTGAAAGGTCTTACACGTATGACAAAATCTTCATCATATATTTTATTAATCATATCATCTTTTCTCATTTTTTAATCCTCCTTTTTACAGTAGAGTTTGGATGACTGATAAAGATAGGATGTTTATCTTTGCCTTTTTCCTTCAACCAATCTTCTGGTATAATGCGATCATAATATTTAAATCCATTTTTGATACACCACTTAGCATAAGTAGTTTTTGATCCTTTACGTATTCTACTTTGACTATTTTCAAATACAAATCGTATGTCAAGGTCAGGATGCTGCTTACGTATAAGCAACTGTCTCCTTCTATCAGCAGGAACAAATCGACCCTTAACCTCAACAATAATACCGTTGTTAAGTACAAAGTCAGGAGTATATGTTCTGTATGATACATCTTCCCACTCAATTTTTATTTCTTCATACCTAAACTTTCTCCTATCTGACTTTAACTTATCAGATATAACCAATTCAAGTCCACTACGATAGCCATACTTACGTGCCATTCTCCATGACTTATGATGCTTTTTGCTATACAACAACTTCTCCAATATAGCTAACCGTTGGTGGTGTTTTAGCTTTTGACATTACAGATGGACGCTCTATTAAAGCATCCCAACAATCAAAACGATAAGAGCAAAACCGACACCCATTATTAAGTATTTTATTACCAGTCTCTTTACCTCTAAACTTCTCTGGTACAGGTTCATAGCATCTTTCAAATTTGTTCTCCTTTACTGTATCTACTGTCTTTTGTATCTTAGAAATCTCTTCATCTAAGTTAAGACCTGATGCTGGCACATATTTGAATTTACCATTGGCTTTATTTACTACCCACCAGCCACCGACATCTTTACCTGATGCCTTTGCATATCCTGCAAGTTGTCCTACATAACCAAACCCATCCCCATTAGCCAGCTTTTCATATGACTCAAACTTGTTTCGATAGGACCAATCAGACGCTGACTTAACGTCATCAACAGCACCATTAACAACAATATCATATGTTCCATTAACGGATGTGCCATCCAACTCCAGTGTAACATGTTCAGGTTCTTCATACTTTACTCCTGCTTCTCTGAGTAGACCTTTGAACACTGCCTCAACAATATCACCAAGCATCATGTTCATTACAAATGTAGTAGGCAATGGCAGTGCCGCCTCTGGTTTATTCTTATCATACCAGAGTTGGCAAGTGGGGCGACCTACGTTTGACATACGTAGTTTAAAATCGCCCCGCTTTTTACCACTGCCAAACTGCTTCTTCAGTGCTTCAGCTATATCAGAAGAAACCTGCTCAATAGTTTCCTCTGACATTTCTGTTTTGCCTTGCACTGCGTCTTCCATATATTGATGGAGTGCGAGTTCAGCAGGGTGATGCATTACGCTACCTCTTCTTCGATTTCAATATCAACTAGGTCATCGACCATATCAATATCATCATCTTCCATTCTAGAGTTAGTTTTCTCTGCCCACGCATTAATAATGTAGTTATTGTAATTATCAATCCATGACATGAAGTCACCAAACAATGCCTGATCTTGCTCAGTTAACTCAATGGTCTTTGTAACATCCAGCGATGCCACTGGTACATAATATGATGCACCCGTAGGAATCTTACGCTCACTGGTATTCGCAGTGATGATGTGCTGGATGGGCAAGCGTTGCATCTTTGCCAAAGTGGTGAAGCTAGAACCAATCTCCTTAAATGCGTCACGGTTATCAACCTCCCAGATGAATGGTGTAGAGTCTACCTTTACAGACTCACCCTGTTCATTCTTAGGGTCAATCAACTCCACCTCACCAAAGACGACACGTACACGCTTGATTGCTTTAAGCAAGTCTTGTTGTGCTTGCGGGAGTGCCTTGAAGTCTTTGATGTATCCTGCGGGTTTGCCACAGTTAAACCCACCGTCATTATCTTTGAGGTCAATGTCCAGTGTATCTGCCATAACGCTCTTGATGTAACGATTAGGATTCTTTGCATCACCCTGAACAAAACGCTTGTGCATAAAGCGTTGCATGAATGGCCTCATCTTAATGCTGGTAGCATAGTGAGTAGGGCCATCAGGTATCTCTAGCTTGTATGTGCCACCCTTAACCAACACCTTATCTGAACCGATAATAGGTGAGTGATTAATGCGTAGCCGTGCTAGAGAACTAGAGGATGATGTTGTCTTTTCATTCGCTATGCCCATAGCCTTTGCCATAGCCGCATAGTTATTCGTATCTACTGTAGTTAATTGAGTCATATTTTCTCCTTCCATTTGAGTTTAGAACCGTAGTTATATCAGGTTACATCCTTAGTGTCAAGCCAATTTGATCCTATTTTTGACTCTAATAATAGTGGAACATTAAAGTCTATACCCCACCTAAGAGTAATCAAATTAGGTAAGTCTTTGTTAGTCGTATCAATTATGTCCAGCACCTTCCTTTCTTCGTCTGGATGAACATCAACCACAATAGAATCATGCACTGTATTTACTACACAGGACTGCATGTTGTCAAGCAGTTTATCAATGTGCAGCAAAGCTATAGGTACAATATCTGCTGTAGCAAATGACTGTACGGGGTAGTTCTTTATCTGAGTAAAGTACGATACACGGCCATTTGCCTTGCGTACTACATCAGGGAACGAGAACTCCCGACCAGATGGGGTGACTATTTTCTGCGTTGTGATAGCTTCCGTAGCCAATTTGGAGTGCCAAGAGGCGACCCCTGTGTATTTGTCTGTGAAGTGTTCGTAGTAGGCGGCTTCGGCTTGTGTGCGTCCGAACCCCGTTGCCCCGTAAAGGGGAGCAAAGGTGTGCGCTTTTGCATCCTGTCTACTCGTAGGCTGACCAGCTTTACTAATAACTTCAGCGGTGTATGCGTGTACATCAAATCCAGTAGAAACTTCTTCAATTGCAACTCCATCCTGTGATAAATATGCGGCAGCGCGAAACTCTAGCTGTGCAAAGTCAGCCTCAAGTATCTTACCACCATCCCATCGTGACACAAATACTTTCTTTACAGGAAACGTGCCGCCACGTGGCATGTTCTGCATGTTTGGATTAGCACCAGACAGTCTGCCTGTCGCAGTGCGATGTTGTAGTAGGCTGACATGCAGCATACCATCTTGCTTGGTGTAGTTCTTAATGCCATCTACAAAGGATGACAGGTAGGTATCCACAGCACTAAGCCTCTTTACCTTAGACAAGAACTCAGCAGCAGTGTCCATACCCTTTGACTTAGCAACAGCCTCAAGCAACTGCAGATTATTCTTACTGGTGCTAAAGCCATTGGCACTAGCCCACTTAGCTGATGGTGGCTTAAACTTAAAGCCAGCCAGCTTGTCTGTAGGATTAAACAGATAGCCCTCTGTGTGACACTCAGGACACTTGCTAGGTTTAGCAAAGGGTTGACCATTTTTCTTAGTCTTCCTTATATAACCTGTGCCACTACATGTCCGACACTGAACAGCCGTAGTGCGATACAATCGTTGTGTGCCTGTTGATAATAAGTGATTAAACTCTTTGTCACTCATGTATGGATCAATCTGTGTAGCCCAATCTGTTTTGTTCATAACCTTACGACCGTAGATAACCCAAGACAATTGCTCTGGGCTATTAAGATTGATAGGCGTATCGCCCATGACCCTACGGACATGAACTTGCAAGTCGTCAATAAGTTGACACTTTTCCTGTTCAAACTCTTGACGCACCTCTTCAAGCACATTCATGTCAACCTTGAACCCACGCTGGTAGATACGTGCAAGTGTAACACATACCTGATTAGTAAGTGTTACTGTATCCATCAGGCTAGAACTATCTGTCATTAGCTTTCGCATCAGTTTGTCTGATAGCTGTTGTGTAGAGTATAAGTCAGCAGATAGATACTCCGTCAACTCAGCATAGGGTATATCACGGGTACTGTACCCCTTTTTAAAATACTCCTTGAGTGTGTCCTGTTTCTTAGTATCTAACTCATACCGTTCAGCACAAGCCTCAAGCGACAGTGGTTCTTTCTGTCCACGTTGTAGCACATACTCACCAAGCATAGTGTCAAACACAGGACCATCATACTTAAAGCCAGACTCCCACAGCCACAACAAATCATATGCTGCGTTATGTGCAATTAGGATGGTAGCTTGGTCCAGCCAATCCTGCACCATTTCTCTACCAAAACCTGTGGCTGGCTCCTCACTGTGGTCAAAGGTAACGATAGCCTTGCTGCCTTGATCTGTGAGCATACCCACCATAGTCAGTGAATTATCTGGCTCAAAGGGATCAAGGTGTAGCTTGCCATTACGTTCTGTCGTTGTGTTCTCTACGTCTAGTGTTAGTTTCATTACGTGTACCTCGCTGTTCTATATTCTAAATTACTTGTAACACTACCATGCCATCCTGTCAATTTGTTTTTAACTACATTCAAATGACGTTGAGGGTCTTCCTCCTGATTATTATCAGAAATAACATTCTTAGCGATCAGTATCATAAGGTCTGCCTCTGCTGCCTTGCCTGTCTTTGATCCCTCCATCATAGACTGATTAAGAACTGTCCTGCCCTCTGCATCTGCTGACAACTGTGACATGTAAAATATAGCACACTCGTGTTGCTTGGCTATCATACGGGCATGTACAGCATTAGCCTTGAGTGCTTCATCAGGACGGGCAAAGCCCCCTGCCTTGGCAAACTTATCACCCATATCCAACAGCACTATGTCAGGCTTGTATGTCTTGCACACAGACTCCACCCAATTCATGTCACGTCCTGTAGCATCCTTAATCTTAATACGTTCCTTGACAGGGGAATACAGATCACGTGCCTTAGAAGGGTCTTTCTTAATCTCCTGCATCGTCATACCTGTAGCAGCAGTCAGGTATCTAGCACCGACACGGTGATAACCCTCCTCATTACATAATATAATGCAGTTAGCACCCTGATGGGCAAAGCCACCGGGCGATGCAATCATTGATGCGTGAAACGATGTCTTGCCTGTGTTGGGTCTAGCACCAATCTCAATCAAGTGACCAGCATTGACACCCTCTACGTTCATTACAAGGTTCTGCATGTTGAATGTCCAACGTGCCTCAAGATCATTACGTGCAAGCAATGTCTCAATGTCGATGTCATCCCACTCAATACTTAGATTAGGTGTAAAGTCATCACCGTACTGCTCAAGTATATGACGTAGTGGCTCAAGACTAGACTTGTCACCTACTACATACTCGACACCTAGATTGGCAATGTCTTCCCCGACTGCCTGTTGAAACAGCTTAGACAATACCTCTTGTGCTACATCCCCACCTATGGGTTGCTCTCTCTTAATCTTAGCAAAGAGGTTGGAGTAGGCTTGCTTCTGTGCTGTAGTAAGGGTGGGATTGTTTGCCATAAACAATGCCTCAATCTCATCAGGCGTGACAGTACGCTCGTACTGATCCATTGCCTTGTCGATAGTGTTCTTAATCTTTCTTACATCCTTACTGAACAGGCGATCAGGGCAACGTGCGCCACGGTGATCATCGTAAAACTCCCTGTCCATTAGGCTTCTAATTAGTGATAATTCCATTTAACTTCTCCATGTCTGTTGGGTTACAATACTTTATATCATCTTCCAGTTTGACAGGGCGTACATCAGATACGTAGCCCCGTAATTCTTTAGCCATCTGAAGTGACTTGGTTAACGCATCAGGGTCTAATGCTATTAGGGCTGTTGAGAACTGTGAGAGATAGCTTCTGTGCGAATCTTGAAGCGATGTTCCAAGAAGCGCGACCCCAACAGAAGAAGACCAATCACCGACAACGGCTGCACTCACACAGTCCTCAACAACTACAGCTACTTTACCACAACCATGTACGTATGGCAAGCCACTATTTCCATATCTTTTCCACTTAGGTATTCTTTTTCCAAGTGATCTGCCTGTGGCATCCACAATCTTGCCATCATGTACAACAGGGAATACAACCCTGTCTTCCTTTACGTCATACATAAGACCTAACTTGTCTGGATTCAAGCCCCACCTGTCACACCATCTGTTCATATACACGCCACCACTACGTTGTACAACATACTCTGGCAACTCAAACTCTATGTCATCTACAGTATCTATCTTCTTAAACCTAGCCTTGATGTCATCAATGCTCATGCCTACACGGGTGCTACCACTGACAGTACAGCTAACCTTGTAACAATTCCACACAAGATCACCCATGTTGTTGGTGATACTAAATGTATTCTTGCCCCTACATACAGGACAATCCATCCTCTGTGTCTCTCCATCAGACACGTCATAGTCATTTAAGTTTATCATAGTTGTTCAATCCAATCATATTGTCTGAAATCATTATTATATTCTTGCCACAACTTGTCAAGTTGTTTGTCTATCCATAACTCTTGACCTGCGTATTTACCTATAAGGTAATCTGAAAGCATCTGAAGGTTTCTTTTCTTTCCTTCAAAATAATAACTTTCATCTGTTTCATAATGATACAGCACAGGTTCTTCTTTGTCGTTCCTGTCCATGAAGCCAATTCCAGCCAAAGAGACATCAAAGGCACAACATAGTAATTCAATATGCCTGTTCATAGTCTTGGCATACGCTGGATCATCATCGGTATAAATCCAACCCCAGCCTTCCATTACTATGCCCATCTGATGAACTTCTCTTTTGTATGACACAATTTCACTAATTTCATTAGGCACTTTCATTCTCCTTTCTGTATATATATATATATATTATATACTATAATAGTAGTTCGTTGCGGCAGTTAAATGCTTATATCATGCTTTCTTTCTAGCTGTCAAGGCTAATTCTGCACTCTTGTAAGTATTTTTCATGTAGGGTTTGACTGACTGTGGATTAGCATGTCCTGTAACCGACATAATCTGTCCTATTCCTACACCTGCCTCTACCATTTCAGTTGTGCCTGTCCTACGTAGATCACTAAGACGTAACTCAGGTGGTAATTCTGCTGCATCCATTAGCCTACGTGCATAATGTGGTAGCTTGTACACCGAATAGGGCAGGTACTCACCCTGATATGGCTCTGGTCTTGGTGCAACGTAGGGTTGGAAACCAAAATCCTTTTCTTGTTCTACTAACATGCCATACAAATCCTCTTCAATGGGCAGAAAAACTTCTGCATTACGCTTGGATTGTTTGATATGCACTGACCTATTTGTAAAGTCTACCCTATCCCATGTAAGCAAACGCATGTCACCTACACGTTGACACCATTCGTATGCCATGTGTGCAATCAAACCTATGTTACGGGTGCTAAAATCGCTGTACGCTACGTCTAGCAGTCTCTTGACATCCTCCCTACCCCAAACAATCCTACGCGGCTCAGTGGACCTCCTACGCACGATAGCGAAGGAATTGGTTTTTATATGTTCCATTCGTATGGCATAGTTTAATAGCATGGTGGCGGCAGATACTATGTGATTAGCAAAGGCCAATCCCCTGTCGCACCACCCATCATAGGCCAGCTTTGCTTGCTTGGTTGTTATGTCCGACAGCTTCATGTCATTGAATGTTTTGTTGCCGACATCAGTTGACGATGCAAAGTTTAAAAGATAGCTATACTGTGACTTAGTTTCATTACGTAAGTGTTTGAAATCGTGAGAAGAATAGTATTCATCCTTTAGTTTTTTAAATGTCATGCCCATATTCCTGTACTCCTTATCTTGTGTAGATCAACGGCTGTCTCTAGTATATGATCCTTCCACATTAGATTGTCAAGTAGGTGGTCAGGAATATTTCCAATGCCATAGTATGCACCAGCCATCATGCCAGCTACAGCACCACACGTGTCGCTATCATAGCCTCTATTCACTGCTTTAATAACGCAGTCTTCAAACGTATTAGTAGTTTGAAAAGCCCACATAGCACACTTATATGTTTCCTCTACAAAACCCCCAGACAAAACCTCTTGTCTAGGTATGTCAAGATTGTGTCTCTCATTTTTATACTTAGCTAGTGGACTACCGTGCCACAATTCTTCTGCAAATATTTGACTATACATTACAGCCATAGTCGCACCGTGTGTAAGCAAAGTCTGTTGAGTTGCCCACGTTATTGCTACTGATTTACTTGGCGCGGCAATGATCACTGGTGCAATACGCATCAGTCCACCATTACCAGCAGAGGTGTTTCTACGATCACCCTTGTATGGTGTTTCATCATCCTCCATAAACTTTAGAAGCGCACGTTGTGTTGTCCAGCCTATGTCAAAGCACTCACCACGTGGTATATACTTTCCCTCATCATACCATTTGATAAAGTTTTTCATGGTATAGAAGGCATCAAATCCTTTGTTGTCTATGATAGCATCTGCCATAGCCATGGCCATAGCTGTGTCGTCTGTCCACTCGCCAATGTCCATGTCGTGTGCACCACCCTTTATGTATTCAGTTACATAATCCTCTGGCTCTCTGCTTTTGGTGAACTCCAGAGGCGCGCCAAGTGCGTCACCTACTGCAAGTCCAGCCAGCATCCCCATTGATTTACCTATTGTTAGCATTTCTTATTTCCTCTCTATGACATTGTATAGACATACCATCTAAGTAAGAACAGTCTAGCATGTCATAAGCCTCCTTACCATCTATAAATTGATAGTTCTCTAATTTATAGTATTGACTAGT